TACAACAAAATGCCATTCGCCATCGCAAACTTGTGGTCCAATTGCATTATCAGCACCAGAACTAAAGTTCACTTCGCCTAGAGTTGAGACCCACACTCGTGCATCGTTTACTGCAACAGTGGTTCCCCAAGTAATGAGATACATGGTAAACCCATGCGCTTGTGTCTTCATCCAACAACCATAAGAACGAGCTGCAGTACCAGATGGCAATCCCGTGTCAGAAGAGGTTAAAGCTGATGCGCCAGCAAAGTAAAATGCATTACCAGGAGTACCATCAGCTCCACCCGCACTAACAGCTGCGCCCACATTGGTCAAATCTCCAGCTGCCCCCTGAGAACCAGCGTTCCCGAGTGAACCAGCTGAGAAATTGTACAGACGTAGAGGAGACGAAGGGAAATCGCCAGTAACTAGAGCTGCGCCCTTACGCCCTCTGCGAACATTAAGGGAAATTCTTCCTGGAATTGCTGCTAGTGAATGAGGAATCTTTGCACAGTACAGATTACGAACCTGATCCTCAGTCAGAATATCCGCTGTAACAAACGCATTAGACATTCGACCGAAATTAGGTTCCCCTGCATTTGTAGCTCCATCAGCACCAAAACCACCTATATTAAGCGGCGCTGCTGCTCCAAATATGAGAGAACTACCAGTCAAACTGGCTTCTAGTAACCCGTCAACATAAACTCGACGCAGCAAACCATCATACGTCATAACCGCAAAATGCCAACGATTATCGCAAACATCAGTCTGACCAGATAGATCACTGAAAGTAGTACCAGCAGGACTAAGCCGAGCAATAATAACATTAGCCGATGAAACTGAAAACGACCAACCAAGATTTGGTGAGTTAATTCGCTTTGTAATCAGGGATTGAATTACTCCACGATTAGGTGTTCTAAACCAACAACCGATAGATCCAACTTTGATACGGAAAGGATCGCTTGCTCCTGTATCGGCGATATAAAATGCCTGTCCTACAGCTCCAGTAAACTGTGCTGCGGTACCAGCCGCGCCATTGATCCCTGAAGCAAACGTTACCGTACCCTTGTTAGTCAGAGTTCGACCATTACCGCTTGAATCCGCGGTACTTGCCAGATTCCACAAACCAATAGGTGCACTTAACCCAAGAGCTGTGAAATCAGCTAGAGTTAGCTGCCGACCAGCACGAATCTGATTGATTACTCCGACATCAGACACGGCTACAGCAGAAATAACATCAAGATCCGAACCAACAGGACCCTGAATACCCTGAGGCCCTCTGACATTACCAGCATTGATCTGGCTTGCGTCATGTCTGGTAAGGATAAGATCATTACCAATAACTTCGCCATCAACAACCGAAGCTGCCTCAATTTCCAGCATTCGTTCGGCGGTAAGGCCAGTAACTGTAGTCATTTCACCTCCCTAATCAAGGATCGACGTTTGTAGATGAGATTTCATATGTATCCGCATCCAAATATGTAGCATCTGCATCATCAATCTGGAAAGTAGTAGAATCAGGCATAGTAATATACGCCTCAGATTGATCAACCGCCGACCAAGTACCATCTCCATGATCGATAATGATAAGTGCACCTGCATATCCGAACATTTCAGAAAGCTCTTGAACTGTCGGAAAGCTAGGGTCACTTACTTCTGTTCCATAAAGCGTGTTTTCTAGTAATTCTAAAACGTCAGGAGGTGTAGTTCTTGAATCGATGGAAATATGAACTGTAGGTTTGAATCCAACGAGTTTTGTCGGAGTTCCACTTAAACGCCAAGAGAATTCGAGTGGTTGAAATCCTGAATCATCTGCTGTACCAAATGCTTGTCCATCTGGATTAGCAAACAGATTATACAGGAGGTGAATTTTGTATCCAAGCTCTGGACCCTCAAGATCATTGCCAATTTTGGTTCTATATGAAAGATTAAAACTTTTTGCAGGCTGATCATGATAAAACAATCCAGGAGCAACTGCAGTAATTCCATTGACTAAATCAAATTCATCGGGGTATGTAAATGCCTTAAGCTTTCCAGAATAGTCTCCCGGAAGCAAGTTTTGCAAATACTTAACCCCATCTAGATGAAACTCTTTCAACTCAGATGTAGAATCTTCCTCTACCCCAGTAAGTCCATTCCAAGGTACTGCAATTCCTTCATGGAGGTAGAGAACTCCATGATCTACGCCGGAATGAAAGACTCTTTCACCCGGTTGATCCCAAACGAGAGGTGTCATTCTCACCTCCTATCCGCTACTGCCCAGCTGTGCTCTACGCTGAGCATTGAGTTCTCGGTTACGAGCTGCGAGTTCACCACGACTCATCTTCTTTGGTTTCGACTGCTTGATGTTACACACTCGAATCAAAGTAAATAATCTATTAAGATGCCAGTGTTCACATTCAAATGGAATTTGAAACACGACCATCCAGTAATAGATGAGCTCGGCTGTGATTACATCTCGACTCTTTGGTGCACCTGGAGCATCGCTAAACCAAGTAGCAGTCATCTTGGCATCGATGTATCCATTAATCTCCATAATGTTCTCTTCAGTAAGCTTTGAGATTACTTCTTCTGAGACATTAGAAGTCAAAATCATGCATCGGATGTAATCAATAGTCTCTTCGGTTGTTTTCTTTTCATTCCCTAAGAAAGGCTTTTCGTTCTTTGACTCCCATTTTGACAGTGAGACTAAAGAATGCTCTAGCTCTAAAGTAAAATCACCTTTGGTAACAAACTCTCCAGTTCCTTCGTCGTACATTTCGACACCAGGAACTACAATGGTGAGCATTCCCTAGCCTCCTGTCTAATTCCTAACTTTAATAGTCGTACGTCCAGTCATCGTCGCCATCAAGAACATAGCCCGAAAGAGCATGGGCCGTAACATGCGACGTCTGACCAGTAGTCATAGCGGGCTGAGCACCCGGAGTCTTGTTGACACCATTAATCTTCCACTGCACACCGGTAACCGACGGTAGAGTGACGACATGAGTGCCAGCATTGTAGGACGGCTGGTTGGTCGAGATACCCATATCAACTACCGTGATGGTGCCAGCGAAGAAGCCAATGACCTCGTCCGGAAGCGGCAACCTGGCATCGTTACCAACGTCTCCGAACAGCTCGGCCTCAAGAAGGGCTAGAGCGTCTACGTCGACCTTGGTAGAATCGATGACCAGGAGGGCCGTCGGCTTGAGATCGGTGACCGGAACTGGAGTAGTCGTAACCTCCCAGCTAAAGGTGATCGCCTCAGGCGAATCATTAATCGTTCCATAAGCCTTCTCTGACGGAGCAGCCTGAGCTCCATAAATCAGATGAAGTTTATACCCATGGTCCGCACCTTCGAGATCATTACCCAGGCGCGTACGATAAGCGAGACCGAATACCCGTCGATTCTGCTGACCAACGACAACACCAGGCTCAGGAACTGCCGTGCCGTCGCACTCTGCAAACTCGTCAGGGTACGTAAAAGCCTCAACTGTTGCTCCGAACTCCTCTGCCGAAATGAGGTTCAGATACTTAATGTTGTCGGCAAACTGTGGAGATGCCTCAGCGCCCGAAGGCGATTCGGTAACAGTCGTAAGACCATTCCACGCGAAACCTTCAACATAATCACCATTGGCATCAGGAAGATAGAGCACCCCATGGTCAACGCCGGTCTCGTAAACTCGTTCTCCGACCTGATCCCATGTAAGAGCTGTCATTTCCTACCTTTCCTTCAGAAGTAGACGTTATATACGTCATGATTCAAATCATCTGCTGTATAAAAGCGATTAAATAAACTCATTGGCATTTCGGCCACTTTATCTGGGATTTCGCTATCAGGATCTCGATCGATGATCGTAACCATATACCTTTTTACAAATTTATATGGATGATCATCCGCAAATAAGGTGGTTGCATAATCCCTTTTATAAATAATGCACGGATATTCTAGTTGAACATTAACTGGTGGCTGAAAATATACATGTTCAGTAAACGTTTCAAGGAGTTGGTGTAGCTCCAACCGTGGGGCCATTATACACCTCCCCCAATCTCAGCAGAAGACGGGGGCTTTGCACTTCGACGCTGGAAACCGTCCACAAAACCCCCGCCCATTCCACATAACGAATGGCATGGAAATGATCA